GTATTCTAACCAGGCTCTACAGGCTCTACAGACGCAGCTTGGTGAGCAGGGATTAATGGCTCAGTCTATCCCCGCGTTCATGCAATCTGCTTACGCTCCGCAGGCAGGGCTTATCAGTGCGCTCAATCCGTCCATTGACCTCTCACGAATACAGTCTGCCCTACAAGCAGGCGCAGGCGAGGCAACAACGAACCTTGGGATGCAGGGCATGACCAGCTCACTGAACCTTGAGTCTTTAATCAACTCACAGAGACAGCAGCAGCTGCAAGGCTTGTTCCAGTTACTAGCTGGAGGTCAGCAGAGTGGCGGCAGCACCACAACGCCATTCAACGCACAGACTCTGCTAGACTACTATAACTCAGTTCAATAACAGAGACAGGACACTATAATGGCTATCAATATCACATCTCTGTTCCAAGACATACTTGAGTCTCCAGAGCAGAAGCAACAAAGACAGATGATGGAAGGCTTTAAGCGTAGGGATGATGCTGTGTCTGGACTAACAGGACTTGCTCAAGTAGCAGCTCCTTTAGTCGGGACTATGGCAGAGCTTCAGCCCCAGCGAAACGAGATGCTCCAGCGCGGAGTAGGTAGGCTCTTGGGTAGAGATGTTCGATCTACCTCCGAGAAGGTATCTGACGCACTCAATGGATTTAACCCACAAGACCCTCAGAGCGTGTCTCAGACGACTCAGATGCTACAGCAGCTTGGGCTAGGCCCACAGGCAGCACAGCTCTCTAGCATGGCTCTAGAGGAGCAGAAACAGGCCAAGATGACTGATTTGCAGATAGAGGGGGCGCAGCAGACTATTGACATGAATAAGACTGCCGCCCAGGTGACCGCAACGGCCCGTCAGACAATAATTGATAACCGTCCACGGCTCCAGACCATTGTTGACGAATCGTCTTTGCCTACTTCCAAGAAGAATGCAGTTAAGACAGCTATCGGAACTGGAGCTTACGACCAGAATCCAGAGAAGCTAATCGAGATGGCGTTCCCTGACGATAAAGATCGGTATAAGGCTGTCGGAAAGGCAATATTTGACTCTGCCAATGGAAGGTTCATTACGGCCCCGGCTGGAACAGCTACTCCTGAGGACTTCATGTCTACTGTCGATCCTGACCAGTACGACCCTGCATCTGTCACTGAGTTCCTTCGGGCGCAGTACACAGCAAGGACTCCTGACGAGCAGGCGCAGGCTTATACAACCCTACGCCCAAAAGCAGAGCAGGGGTACTCATGGACGCAGGGCTATGATGAAGAGAACAACGAGATCGCGGTGCAAAGACCAGTTCCAGGCTCCGCGCCGTACACAGAGCTACAGAAGGAAGTGTCTGCCGCAAACAATTCAGCAAACAACGTCATCAGAAACTCATCAAACTCTGTCGAGGTTATTGATAACATCATCAACGCCCTTGAGAACAATGAGGTTGAGACTGGCGTAAAAGGAATCGTACTGAGCTACTTCCCTGAAACTGGCGAGGCAGACCTGGGCGCGAATCTTGAAACTATCAAGTCTAACCTTGGAATAGGGGAGCTTGAAAGCATGAGAGCGGCCTCCGCTAACGGGGCGTCTGGATTTGGACAGCTAACAGAGAAAGAGCTTAATCTCCTGCTTACGAGAGTGCGCAACGTGTCGCAGAGACAAAGCAGGGAACAGCAGGTCGAGAACCTGAAAGAAATCAGGGATCAATTTGCCAGCATGGCTAACAAAGCCAAGACGGATTGGACTATGGACGAATGGGTTGGCATTGCCAGACGACCAGAGCAGCCATCTGAGGCATCAATAGCAACGCCAAACGGGTCTTTCACAATAGTCCCTCGGTAACTGGAGCAATAATGCCTGAATTTGACATTACAAATGACGCAACCGGAGAAACGATCACTGTCTCAGGGGCTCAAGCTCCTACGGCAGAGGACGCTGCTGCTATTTTTGCCTCCATGAAAAAGGATGCTACGCGCATAGCCCAAAGAGAGCCTTCGTCTATACAGGCTGCTCCAGAGTCTACTGGCATGCTTGGGAATATCGGTAACGTAGCAATGGAGACTGTCGCAGGGTTTAACCGCCCTATGGCATGGCTTGCTGATAAAACTATTATGACTCCCATTAACGCTATCCAGCAGATGCGCGGAAAGCCATTTATCTCACTAGAAGGCATGGTAGGCGAGAAGGGCCAGTTCAATGGCGAGGGCATGATTACAGACGCTGCCGCTGCTGTTGGGGAGCTATCTAGCGCATTCCTTGGCGGCGGTACGGTTACTCGTACATTCTCCTCTCTGCTCGATGATGCCGCCAAGTACGGTGAATCCACCCTTCGTGGCGTGATTAGAGAGATGGGCAGGGTAACTCCGTCCCAAGATATAGCTATGGGCGCTAGTGCTGGAGTAGGTGGCGAGATCACAGCAGAAGTCGCCGAGAGGATTCTTGGTGAGGAATACGCAGATGAAGCCCGTACCGTTGGGCAGCTAGCTTTCCCTGTTGCAGCCTCTGTAACTCTACAGGCTGTTGCTAATATCGGCAAAGAGATGTTGAGCAAGGCTGCGTGGAGCATGACAGGCGAAAAGAACCTCTTAAAAGCAGCGCCTACACCACAGGACTTGAAGGGTGCGAGTACGGCAATTTACACAAAGATAAAGGACGAGGTTGGGCTTACTTCGGCAGATGGAGGAAGAAGGCTGTTTGCTGATGTTGGAAGAGTTGTCGCTGATAACGACATAACTAGAGACTTATATCCAGTTACTGCAAGAGTCGCTAACAATATCAAGCGCAGGGTAGAAAGTGGCAAAATCACATTTGAATACCTAGATAGAATGCACTCTCTTCTTGGGAGAATCAATAATACGAATGCTGTAGAGGCTAGGTCGGCAACCATTCTTGACGAAGTGGTTAACGAAGCGATATACCGTCTTAAACCCACTAATCCAGACGCCCTTGCTGGGTTGCCTGGAGATGGAACTGTTGAAGGTGTAGTTAATACAGCGAGAAATCTATACAAGAGGAGCCTTTTTGTTGGCAAGCTAGACCAGATATTTGAAGCTACAAGAATGGAGGTTCTTGGAAATGGAAAGGACTTTCAGAAGGTTCTTAGGTCTAAGATGACTGCCCTAATATCGGACGAGAAGTCCATGAAAGGAATGCTGCCAGAACACAGAAAGGCAGTAGTAGAGCTGTTTGGAGGCGGAAGTGTAAGAAGAATGCTTGAGCGTGGAGGCAAGCTGGGAGCAAACTCTGAAGATTTCTACAAGACGATGATGTATTACGCGCCTGCCGCCATTGGAGGGGCTTTAGCTTCAGGCAATCCACTGATTATCGGAACGACTGTAGGTGTTCCTGCGGTATTGACAGCCTCAAAGATAATGTCAGCTAGAGCGAATGCGATCTTTAAGCAGGATGGCGCTCTCATGAAGGCGGTTCTTGCCTCTGGAACTGATGGAAAGAAGGTATTGCAAGCGTACCTCTCAAGAACTCCGGCAGGGAAGAGGAAGGTTGAGGATATGACCGCACTGCTTATCAGTAGCGGAGCAGACCTCAAGGCTCTCGATAGCGTTCCGTTAGCTAAATCTACGCTGGTAGGAGATGCGATCTACCTTGCAGGCATTGGGCAGGGCATAATCGCTAGAGAGAATGAAGCAGAACAAAGAAAAGCCCCATAACGGGGCTTATTCTATTCACTCAGCAGCACGAACTGTCTTGCTATAAAGTCTTTCTCTTCCTGCGTGAGTCCTTCCTTGCACTTATCGCAGGTCTGGACTCCCCTTATGGCTATCTGTCTCTGTGAGCTTATAGCCCTGCCACACTCTACGCAATCTGAATACTCTGTCATACCACCCCCTCCGTGTGTATTATTGATGAGTCTATCGGAACTCCCATTCTTTGTATAGAGTAATCATCAACGCTAATCCACGCTATTGCTATAAAGCCTATCAATACTAAGTATTTCATTCACTCCCCCTTGGCTGCTTTGATTGCAGCATCCCACGCTCTGATGAAATCCACCCGGTAAAGGTTTGACGCATCACAGGCCGAGTCGATCATTTCGTCCGTAGCTTCAACAGGCACAAGCGCCTTGCCAGCCATCTCTCGTGCTTCCATCAATGCTACCTTTTCGACCAACCCATCCCGCTCACGCTTAATGGATTCATAGTCTGTGAATAGGACGTAGTCTCCCCGAGAATCTCCACGCACTCCGCATTCACATCTAGTTATTCTGTCTAGTATCACCGAGAATCTCTTAACCATCACTCCACCCCCACTGTTGTTGTTTTCCACAGCTTATGCGCTAAGTTATCAGTTATAACCTGCGCTGCCTCTTTCTTCTGCCTGCGTACATAGTTCTTCATGTATGCGGCTCTGGCTCTTGCGGCCTGCTTTGCTTGGCGCTCTTTAGTTTCCATTCCCCACCCTCTCTATTAGCTTATTAAGATACCACTGGGCCTTCTTCAGAGACTCCTCGCCTCCTTTATGAGTAAACCTCCACACATACTTCGCCACGTTGCCCCTCAAGTACCCCTTGAACTCCTCTGGAGTCATCTGAGCCTCTATTGCGTCTATACACTCAATGTCTCCACTGGCGTAGTGAGAGGGTCTGTGAACGGGGTCGTAGTGGAGGTCATGCAAATCTTCGGTTGAGCTGTATGCGTCCATTGCGTCACCCACGATCTGCCCAAATCCCTTGCCTTGAGTTTTCTCCATAACCATATCGACCCTTGCTCTCTGAAGCTCCACTCGCATTTCGTCTGTCATATCATTCCCCTTAGTGTATTAATAAATCTTCGCCTGGTTCTTCTGGTAAAATCTCACATCCGCATTCTGAACACTGTATCTCGCCTGACTCAAAAACATTGAATAAGTCATTATGACAGTCCGGACAGATAAGTAAAACAAATATTTGAGATTTCTTTGTCATCATAACCTCACATCAGGCTCAACAATCGGACGAGGGATATTGTAAACGTGTGACGAATGAACCCCGCCCTCTCTGCGGAATGTCATCATCTCCATCTCTCCGTCACCAGAGAAACCGTGGGAAGAGTGCCAGCTATCAGGAGGAGGTAGTGCTGCGAACACCTTGTGCTTGACTCCAGGAAGGGTCTTGACGGCCTCCTTGTGGTAATGTCCGGTACACCACATCCTGTGAGTAGTCCTTCCCCATGCTTGCGCCATATCCCTCGCCATGCTGCCTGCCAGAGCCTCAGGCTTCTGCTTGTTGCCGTGAGTGATTCCAAGCAGCCAGTTTCCGTACTCAATGTAGTGGTAGTAGGACTTCGTGTCTAGGATATTAACTCTAGGCTCTTTCTCGTAGTAGAATGAGAGCATGAGCTGGATTGCAACCGAAGAGTTGTCGTTATGATTACCTCTCGCCACGACCACGGTAACTGTCTTGCACTTCTCTAGCATCTTCCCGATCATGTACCGCATACACATTGCAGCTTGAAGCATGGTGCTATGGTATCTGGTATCAACGTCAAGAGGAGTGCCTGCTGTTGTGGTATCTGAGTGACCGTCAGAGTGCGTGTAGTCCCCAACATCCACGATCATTCCTTGCTCGGCAGGCTCAATCTTGCTTGACAAGTAGTCAACAGCCTCTCTTAGCTGCTGTGTCGCTATCCCTGTATCGAAATCATGGTGCTTAGTCTCTTTGCCGTATGCCCTCATGCCTATGTGTGCATCCCCGATAAAGATCGTTGGCAGCAGGTCTGAGGCGTACTTCTCTCTGCTGGCAGGAGCTGGAGTAGCTTGCGGTATCTCTACGCAAAGCCCTTCAATGTAGTCCTTGATTCCCTGCATTTGCTTCTCTGAATCCACAGTAGTCTTAACCCACTGGATCTTTGGATTACCCTCATTATCATAAAGGGTAGAGGTTCCCTTAATCGAGAACCCATCAGGAGTAACGCCTTCCTTATTGTGGTAGGACTTGAAGTCATACTTGGCAGCTCTGGCCTTGACAGTTCTAACGGCTCGGCAAAGATGAGTCTTCTGCCAGGTAGTACCTTCCATCGCATCTACAAGTGAGCCTCCATGTTCAATTAAAGCCTCAATCATCTGAGTCTGGACTGTGCCGTTAGCGTAAGGCAGTATCTTCTCTAGCTCGGTTACGTTCATGCGCTTATCCTTATTGTGAATTCTGGCTCGATTTAGGGTAATCCTCTATTTTATATCGCAACGCTTTTTTAACGCTTTTCTTAAAGGTCTTGCTGCCGACCGCGAATATGTACCGATGCTTCCTGCTTCTTGGTTGCAGATAGAAATCATCTCCGTACTTATCCCTCATTGCCTGCGCCCTATTTTTCACGCCACGGAACTCGTCTGCTATCGTCTGTCCATGCAAATGCTCCAGCCCCTTTACCTTCCAATCGGTTCTCTTCGCGCTTAGGCCGCAATAAATAAAGTTTGCCGCCTGATATACTGTCCCAATATGCCCTTGGGAAATATCGGCAAAGCTCACCACAATCTTGCCTTTAGGGAGCATTGACAGGCTTTTAGACACAAGGAAGCTGGCCTCATTTTTTACGTTGTCGGCTAGGCATAGTCTGTTAAGCTCAATCACGCTGTCCTTGAACTCATTCCCGCAAACACCAGCCCTAAGAGTGGCGCTGGAAGGAGTGCCGTAAGAGCATACTCCAACCAAGCGACCACCCCTAAAAAGCCCAAACCCCCATGAGATGCTGGGCCAACGCTTTGCATAGTGGATTCCTATTATGAACGGCTCCATATCAGCTCTCGTTACAGGGGCCACAAAATAATCTCCTTCGGAAAACAAGCCGCCACTCATGCGCTTATCCTTGTTCTATTTTGTATCCAGCCTCGGATAGTGTTTGTTGACCTACCTAATCTAGCGGAAATCTCCTTGTCTGAAACGCCTCTTTTGTGGAGCCTTCTAGCTTCCTCAACTTCAGAGAATGGGGCTGTCGCCCTGTGGTGTATCTGCTCTGACATTTCCATCTTGCTTGGAGCGGTGAGGTTGATGAACCCGACTCCATTCATATCTCTTAGAATGTCTGCCATTCCGATCATATATCAATCCCCTTTTCTCTTAGCGTCTATGTTAAAGCTCCATCGCCATCTGTCTTGTTTCTTTGTTGAATCTTTCGCAAGCTGCCTTGTAATAATCCGCATCCAACTCACAACCAACAAAACCAAACCCGCCATAATGCGCGGCTATTGCTGACGAGCCGCTGCCAAGGTGCGTGTCGAGAATTCTATCTCCGGGCTTGGCGTAGTTTTTCAGTAGCCATTCGTAGAGTTTTACGGGCTTTTGCGTTGGGTGAATGCGGTATTGATCTATGGGAGACTTATCGAATTTTTTGCACGTAGTGTTAAAGGAAGTCCACGCAAGCTCAAACTGTGCAAAAGTCACCTCCTCAGAAAATCCCTTATCCCACATCAGCCAGCATGGTGAGTTTGCAGAGAATCCCATTGAGTCTATAAAATGGTTGGCTCCCCAAATTATCTGGTTTGCACTTACCCGCCGCAGTTCTATAAAGTAATCAGAATCGGGAGCGCACTTATCTCCGCCAGAAAACTTGTGATAGCCGCTATGCGCCTGTCCTTTCCTGCGCCCCATTGAGATATTTACATTTATCCCATAGGGCGGGTCGCATACAGCCAGATCAAACGCCTTATCCGGCATAGTTTTCATGTACACCATGCAGTCAGTGTGCAAAAGTTCAATCATATGTCTATCCCCTTTTCTCTTAGTCGTCTTAGAGCGATGTGCAGGCACTTGTTGGTTATCTCAAAGCTGTCTGCTATCACCGTGTCTGGAACCCCGCAAGCTCTCTCTCTGCGGATCACGTCCAGGATGCACATCCCTTCTTCTTCTTCGACCTTCCTTGCCCACTCTGCTCTAAGCACTGGCATAACTACCTCGATACATTCAATGTAAACTTGTGCGTTAGCTTCTCGCCAAATACTGCTTCCTTATGGCTCATGCCGCTCCTTATTCTTCTCTTTATTGACGCCCCACAAAAATCTACATCACGCTCTTTTGCCCACTCATTCGCAGTCTTTGTCTCTCCGAATACAGTTACTGCCATAACGCCGGGGTACTCATGAGCCTTCTTTCTTCCTCGCCTTGAGTTGCAAGGATTGCATAAAATCCTCAAGTTTTCTAGCGAATTATTAGCCCTGTTCCCGTCAATATGATCTATGTGAGTTTTCCTTGACGTCCAGCTGCTCTCTTCACCGCACAGCTCGCAAGGAGGGATCATCTCGCCGTATACGTCATAGATAACCTTCCTATGCTCAAATACATAGCCACGCTTTTGCGCCAGCGGGTGCCCATTATACTTCAGCAGGATGTATCCGCTTGAATGATTCACCTTATGAACTCTATCTATCGCCTCTGGATTCTTTTTTTCAAACGACCCGTTACGCATCATTCTAAAATAGTGCTTCTGGCATAGCTCCTTCTTGGTATACATCGCGGCAGTCTTGCACCCATCAACCTTACACATCACCTGATTCATACAAACCTCCATTAGTGTTGCAAGGATTGTAACAAGCAGCTATCCGCTAGTCAAGTGCTCTCCAGTTTTTAGTTGGCAATTCTCCAGCCTCCACTCTTCGCGTCTCTGCTGCGTACTCTGCTCTTAGCTTTATAAGATCATCGCACGTTAGGCTTAGTGGTTCGTGATAGCTCTCAAGCCAATCAAGGTATGCCTGTCCGTACCTCTCAAGAACCCCTGCCTTGTAGCCTGGCGTAGTCTTGGTGCCTTCAATGTTGCCTGACAGGTTCTTGTTACAGTATTGATTGCATTGCCTCATGATATTTCTTATGTCTAGCGCAATCTCTGAATGCCCTCCAGCTGTCTTGAAATGCCCGCCGCAGTATTGTATGGTCGGCTTTTGTGTCCCGCAGCTTATGCACCCGTACCCTGCGTATTCGTCCAGCCTGTTTGCCAGCTTTTGTGCCGCTCTCTTTGTTAAAGAGAACTGGTATCTGAAGTCATTATTCTTTAGCTTCTTTACACCAGATCTTGATTCCTTCTTGGCGTTGATTCTTGCCTTCTTGATGCCGTAATCTGCCATGCAATCGACTGAGCAAAATCCATTCCTCTGCCACTGGTCTGAGTTCTTAATTGATGGAATCTCTTTCTTACAGTCTCGGCACTTTCTCATGTTAGTCCTTTAGCACCCGCCCCTGTCTGCTCACCCATTCACGACCGTGAAAGGTGCAAGGGCGGGAATGAGTTAAAAGAAACAACCGCTTCTTAATGCCTTTAAAGTTCTCTCGTACCGCCTAATGTCCTGCCTTCGGTGCATCAGGTATCTCTTAGCCATCAAGAGCGGGATTCGTGAGGATGCAGTGTAGGGATCGAAAACCTTGAACACTCGCACAGCCTCGTCACTCATTACATATAACCCTTTTTCGTCTATCATATCAACCCCTTATTTAGAGTCCTTGCTGGGCCAAGGAACGTGAACGCCGTGTCTGGCAAGAGCAAGGTTCACTCTATCGTAAACCTCCCCCATCTCTTTAGGGGAGAGCTTTGTGGACGACTCCTTCCCCGTTACCGCTTCCTGCATCTTGTGCCAGATTTCCAGCTTGACAGTCTTATCATTGAAGGGAACCTCATACCCATCCTTGAAGAATTTGTTGACTGAAATGCCAGCGTCATTCAAAGTCTCTGACAGCTGACGCAGGTAAACATGGAGCGCAGAGTTTTGCGCCCCTGTTCTAGTATCGCCCTGCCAAGTCCACACTACGAACCTGTGATCCTTCATGTAGTCTTGGGCAAACTCCAGAAACTTAGCTCTTGTGTGTTCATCCTTTGCTACCCAAGATTCGCTCATTTCGTGCGCTCCAGTTCGGCTAGCAGGGCGTCTGCCATCTCGACTGACGACGATGCGAAATCGCAGTAATCCACGTCCGCATCAGAAGCTAAAATCCCCTGCATCGCCATTGCTGCGAAGTGCTCGCGCTTTGTTAATCCTGAGAAGCTAAGGCTCATTCCTCCACCGATTGTAGGCTCTATGTCAAATGCCGGATACGCCATCATAGTTGCGTTTTTCATACAATGTCTCCCCATTCAATCCCAAGTGCCTGACAGATACTCCACAATGTTGCTGCGCTCATGCTTGGTCTGTTAAGCAGTCTGTTATAGTTACCCGCATCCATCCCTATCTTATCTGCCACCTCTCGCTGAGACATCCCTGTCTTTGCGTGTTGCTTCTTAATACACTCCCCGAAGTGCGGGATACTAGAAGGGCAAGAGCTCGTCATCGAAGTCGACCTCCACTTTTGATGCCGCCTTGCGTGCAGTGTTTTGTGCTGGCGCAGAATTGTCCGTCCAAAATACTTTAACATTGCCAAGTATAGGCCCCTTCTCTCCAGCATCCCGCGCCTCCTTTGATACGTCTTGAGTCACCATGCCGTTATTACCATGCTGATCCTTGTTGTCCATATCAATGAACACTGTAGCGTCAAGGTATGTCCCCTTGGCTCCCTTGAACAGAGTTGTCTTGTCGATCTTAGAAACGTCCAGCTTGATTTGTACACCTATCTTGCTCATACCTTGCTCCTGAATTTCATTGTTAGTAGTTCAATCTCTCGTACTGCGTCAATCACAGCGCACTCCAGCGCATTAATGAATACCTCGTCACGAAACACTCTCACGATTAAAGGCTCCATCTTCGGATGGTAAGACATGAAGTCCCACCAATCCCTTCCTGATATCCACAGGCATCCCTGCACCTGCTGGAAATACTTAGTTGGCAATCTCCCAGCCCTTAAATACTCAACGTGTGTATGGGGCATTGGGCATTTAATCTCTAAGCCCCCATTCTCGCCCACCAATCCATCAGGACTAGCTCCTGCTTCTAGGGTGTCGTGCTTTAGAAAACCTACCTGGTCGACTAGATTCCCCGATTCCATCTCGTAAGCGGTTCTAGCCTGTGGCTCCAAGTCCATGCCACGTTGCATTGGGTCTGTAATCTGGAAGAAAGTCGACTCTCCAGTGATTCTCTCAGCTACTAGCTGGTTGATGTAGGCGTCAGACTGCGCAGAAGCCTTGCCAGCAGAGGTTATCAGCTTGGCGAATGAGCTAGCACTAGGACAGGCTAATCGAGCCTCTAGCCACTCTGGAGTGCCTTGTTCGCATTCGATGATTCTCACTTTAAGCCATCCCTTGCAATCTCGATAATCCCAGCGCAGATTTCACGCTCCTCTGGAGTCAGGGCTTTGTATAGGGCTCTCACTTCATCCAGCGTTTCAGCGTTGCCGAATGCCTTAATCTGTTCAGCAGTGGGCTTTGGAAGATGCTTCTGCTCCTGCTGCTTATGCTCGTTTGTATCTGCGTCCTTGGTATCATCAATCGCAAACAGTCCGTTAAGTGCGTATTTACGGGCGTAGCTTGATGCCGTACCGGTAATCTGCGAGTCATCCATGCCCTTCTTGGTGAGCGACTCTCTGGCGAACGCTGTGGAAAATCCTATGACTGCATCGCCCATGAACACCGTTGCCGTTGCCTTGACGTAAACCCTGTCCCCAATGATAACCATGTCGTCAGACAGGTTTAGGTGACACCCATGCTTGAGCAGGACGGGCTTTGCAGCCTCGACAATATCCTCGCATGAGCGATAGTTATAGTTCCCGAAGGTGTTGCGCTGCCCCTTCGGTGCTTTTAGTTCTGACTGAATCGCGATCATAGACATTGTGTTGTCTCCCCTGTGGCTATGTTGTTATATCTAGTAACTTGAATGAGATTGCTCTCAGGTCTTTGATGTGCTCAGATACGGCTTTCTCGCCAGCCTGCTCTACCTTAGATGGGCGAAACCCAATCCTGTAAAGGTCGTCGAACAAACCCTGTGCAACATTATCTGTCATTCCTAAGAAGCTAGGCGCAGAAAGCCCATCCTCTATCTTTGAGATCGTAACTTCGGTCATTGCCATAAATCCGCTGGAGTCACGATAGCCACCGAAAAGCTGTATATCGTTGCCGTAACAGAATGGCGATCTTTGCGCTATGATTCGCAGCTCGTTCATTGTGCTGTCTCCACTTTATGAGTTTCCCGTTCTTCTTGTTCGTATGCCAAAGCATATGCCTTCAACTGCTTCTGGAAGTAGTCCTTATGCTGGTCTACCATCCAGAATATAAAATCTGTCACCACGCTGCGCTTGAAAGCGTTAATCCCCGTGGGGGAAAAAACATCCACCTTGTCTGCTGGCGTAGTCGTTGTTGCGTGATCCTGCAATCCGTAGAAGAAGTCCATCTTGTTATGAGTGAACAGCTTCAGTGCCAGGTCGTCAATCTCCTTGTTGGAAAGAGCAATATAACCCTCTCTGTCCTCGATTAGCTTGTCGATGTTGTGGTCGATCCAATCTTCGATTACTTGCATGACTCACCCCTTGCTTTTGCTAATGCCTTCTGTCTCTCGCAGCACCATTGGCACTGACAAGCATCTCCTTGGCTGCCGTAATAAGCGCCAGACCCATCGCACTGAGGGCATTTGGCAATCTCAAGCAGAGAATAAAGCTCTGGCGCTGCGGCAATTAGGTGCTTATTAGCAATATGCTCTTCCTTGCTTTTTGCTCTATACATTCCTGCCTGCTCAGGCATATTCCGCATAGGGGCTATCATTGTATCCTTTGCCCATACACTCCCAAATCCTGCAACCGCCCAAGGCGCTTTAGTAAACCTTGTCTCGCTCATACTCTTCCCCTTAATCTATCAGTGTCGCTGGAATGGCCTTCTTGCCACCGGAAACGGGTCTTAAATCAAAAAGAGGGCAGGACTGACACGAACACCCCTCTACCTGCTCTCTCCACGTTCCTGTGCCCGATTCTGGGTCGTAAATGCACTCCTTGCACTTGTTGTTAATCGCCTTTCTCATGCTTGGTCGTTTAATCATGTTATTCCCCTTTCTGCTGTATGTTCACAATATAAAACAGGTAAAGTTAGATTTCAAGCGTTTTTTTCATTATTGCATCAAGATTTTTCACTCGATTTTCTTCGGACACAAATTGCAGGCTATCGTTATGGAAGAACAGGTTTACATTGCCTTCCCATGCTCCGTGTCGCTGCTTTTCAATCTTCAAAACCTGATCCGAGTGGCTGTCGAAGTATTCCTGGTGCTTCCCCTCAAGATTAATACCCTTCATCGACTCGCGTTTCTTGTCCTTCCAAACGATGACAAGGTTGTCGCACAAATCC